TGCTACTTCTTCAACTTCAGGTTCGACTACTGCTTCAGGTTCGACTACTTCTTCCGCGTCAGTTGTTTCAACAACGTCGGCTTCAGGTTCGACTACTGCTTCAGGTTCGACTACTGCTTCAGTTTCCAAAATATCACCGAGCGCCTCGCGCACCTTCTCCTGGTGCGCGGCGATCGCTTCGGCTTGCAACTCATCAAGGCTCTTTGGTGTAAAACCAACGGCTACGGCCTTCTGGTATTGAGCTACTGTCATAATACCATTACGGATATAATTCGCAGCAACAACACGTTCAAGACCGTGAGCTTCAAGCGCCAAAAGCGCTTCAAGCTCTTCTGCCGACCACGGGCGTGTCGCATCAAATGAGCGACCCTGTGAAGCCAGTTTTACGTAATCAATTTGTAGAGCCATAATACAGCGATTCTTTAACTACTAATTAGCGCCAGTTGATCCAGCAACATGCTTTGGATGGTCTGCGCCCATTGCGTAGAACATGTCCGCGGTATATTCCCAAGTCTTAGAATCGTTAATTTCTTCTGGAGGATACATTGTAGGACGCTGTGCAAATGGTGAACGAAGTGTCTTCTTAACACCGCGTGAATCACACATAAACCAACGTGCTGAACGATCGTTTCCAGCTGCATCAACGTCAAGACGTGACCATTGCATAAGCGCATTTACATCAGAACGAAGTGGGTTTGAGTCAACGTTTGGAGTACCCTGTACGCCTGGTGAGTAAATAATACGCTGTGCAAGATCGTAGTTCGTTGCCGAAACAAGAACGCGGTCAAACTTAATCGGACGGTTAAGCTTGTTAGGATCACGGTACTTACGACCAGTTGAGATAGTCTTCACAATCGCATCACGAGAAATCGCTGGGTTAGCAGTCGAAGCTGAGTTCGTAATGAGGTTACTAAAGACGTTCGCATTAAGGTTGTTCGTATGTGATGCGCTAAAAAGCACAACACCGTCTGAGGCAAGGTTTGACTGTGAAAATCCAAACACGTCAGTGAATGAAGTTCCGGCAAAACCGTTTGTCAAAAGGTCCGCATGTGACTGATCAATTGCGTCAAAGAAACCTTCAGAAAGACCCTTTGCAATCACGCTAATCTGATCATAACGATCAAACTTACGCATACGCTTTGTGACACCAATACGATCAGCGTACTGAATCTGTGTCAATGAAAGCGTATCTCCTTCTTCGGTTTGTAGTGACGCAAACTGCGCACCTTCTGCAACACGGCTTGGACGGCCAAGACCATAAAGGTTCAGTGTGTTAAACACTTCCCAATCAGTCTCACCGACATCGTAATAATCCTTACCTACCCAATCTGCAATCGCATCGCGAGCGCCTTCGTTAAACCAATCGTTCAACTTCTGGGTAAGGGACGGAAAATCTGAGCGTAAAATAGCCATATACTAATTTGGATTAAGATTCTACGGTGAAACCCTTGAACCAGCCTTGGACCTTCTTGTCCGCCGCGCTAATAATCTTCTCAACAAAGAACAAATCGTCTACAGACGCTGCTGTGTCGAGTGTTCCTGCGTTGGTCACGGTGTCTACGTACGTTCCGCACTGTGCCTGTGTTGGGGTGGTTGTTGTGTCCGCAACAAAGATTGGAGTGCTAATAGTGCGTGCAAACAACGCTTCACGGCCGCCTGCTGATGGCGCAACCGCTACATCTTCCATAATCACATAGAAAATTGGAACGTTACCGCCAGCAGTAGCCTTTATCATGTGGCCTGAACCATCAAAGATACATGCATCACCCTTTGTGAATGTTTCTGCACCAATGAGGAGAGACACGAGGTTTCCTTCATCGTAATTGAGAGGTAGAAAAGCCATATCAATTTACTAAATTCTATTAAATTTTACTTATACCATTCAGTCGGAGGAGTCGGTTCCTTAAATCCAGGTAATGATTTCGCCGCATCAGGCTTCGCTTCCTTCAAAGCACCGCCCTGTGATGGAATCACTGAAGATTTTGTGAAATCTGCCGCTGGGTCGTCTTTACTCGCTTGTGATTGCTGATACAGCACAAATCGTTGCTGCATATTTTTTGCAATCGAAGCTGAATCCATCGGATCAAAGCCGCCAAGTGGTATTGCAACCAGCTCATCCCATGCTTCATTCACTTCTGGAGCGACCATCTTTCGCGCCTCATTTGTCGCGAGTTTCTTGAGATCGTCCTTGGTAGCGTATGAAGTTACAAGTGGTTCTGGTTCTTTAACTGGTTCCTTCTTCTCCTCTGGCTTAACGTCCCGTCGCGCTTCACGTCGAGCCTTCGCACGTTCCGCTTTCGCAAGATTGCGCGCAGTCTCATCTTCTATCGCATCGAGAGGATCTTTCGTTCCGGCTGGAAATTCCGGCTCATCGCCTTCATCGCCTGCTGGTACCTCCTCGGGGTCTAACGCTTCCCCTGCGCCGTTTTCAATAAACATTGAATTGTTATTTAACTTATCAAATTTTACAGGCTATGCCGCCGCCGAGTCGAACGATGAATTTAATCATCAGTCAACTTTCGCTTACTATCATAACATGCCTTAGTCTTAGCTCGTAAAGTCCTCAATTCTAATAACTGCCCCGTAACGGCCTTCGAATCAAGCAACTTATCATTTACCAACAAATTCATCGTCTGCTTAATCAGATAATCCTCACGCGCGTCAAGATACGCCACAAACGCCGGATTCTGGTACAACTTACTCATCGCCACAACGTAATTCTTCTTCGTAAGCGCGCCACGCTTCGGCTCATCCGCAAGAAGCCACCGGAGAACCATCTCAAGGATAAACCTACGCAGTTTCTTTTTCATCATTTTCTGTCTTAAACGTCAACGTCAACGACTTCGCAATCCGACGAATTTTACTCGCTGCCTCACCAAATGAAATCAACCGCCCATAAAACTCCGACGACAAATCCTGTGCCAATCGGTCCTTCATGTACTCAAAAACGCGCGACCGCCCATCGTTATAGAGCGCCAATTGCACACCATACGCCTCCAGCTCCTGCTCCAACCTAAACACCGGATCGTAAATATATTGGTCCCACCACTTCTCTACTCCATACGCCTCCTGCTGCTTCAAATGCACCGTTTCATGCACATACACGTCCGGCGGCAACCGCTTCTCTCCCGGGACGTAAATATTCGGATAAAACGTAAACACAACCCGGTCTTTTGCCTCCGCCACGATCGGAAACGCCTGAATAATGTCAGTCCAGTTCGGCGGCACGTCACGAACGACGTGCTTTTGCTCCTTCACCGCGCCAAAATCCACCTCTGGTGTATTTTTCTCCATATTACGCCCCCAACTTATTCTGCAAATCCTCAACAAACGAGTATTCCTTATCCGCAATCACGCCCTCAATCGTCAAAATAATCTTAACAACCGCAACCGCGTTCTCGAGCGCCACTTTGTCCGTGTAAAACGCATCCCGAACGAGCGTCGGATCAATATCGAGGCTCCCACCGGCGTTCATCACGACACGACGGTGAATTTCCGGCAAAATCTTCGCTAAAAACGTTGATTGCACCATCTTTTCCGCTACTGTCAAGTACGCAAGCCCACCGCCGGGGATAGTCCCATGCTCAAGCGCGGACTTACATGAGTTTACCGCATCCTCAACCTTCTTTTTCAAATAAAATCGATCCACCGCCGTCTTCGCATCAACATAAATCGTCGCCACACCACCCTGCAGCCCGGCTGCACGACGCAAAAGCAGCTTCCGCTCCTCAGGATTCGTCTCTGTCTCCGCCATTTTCTGCAAATTCTCAACGCGAATCGACACGCGGCCAGCCTGAATACCATCCCCACCCGTAAAACTAGTCTGCTTCGGCCCCGCTACAATCTTTTCGCACGTTCCAGCGTCCTCAAACTTAATAAAATCCGTATTAGTCCCCTCCTTCGGATGCGTATCGACGTACCGCGCATTAAGAAACTCAGCAATATCCATAAACTCCTCATCACGCAATCCCTTCCCACCCAAAAGCAAGAACGGAATCTTCGTCTGACGCATAATCGACACCACCTGCGCGGTAAACGGCACCGAAAACTGCTTACCCACAATCACGATCGGCCGCCGCTGCGGCTTTTCTTGCGACATCATGCCCTGCATAAACGGCGCCAGATCGGAATAGCTCTCAAAGACGTGATTCGCCACAATAACCAACGGGTGCTCGTAGCTCGCCTCCTTGCGCGTTACATTCGTAAAAAACGCCGGCGTCTCAATCGTCAACGGCATATGCACACCCCGCACCACATCCTTCGTTACCTCCCCCGAAAAACCTTCCTCCAAAAAAATGTTCGCATTGTAACCAACCTCAAAAACCGTATCCGCAATCAACTGGCTCGACGGATGATTCTCCATCGCGGTTTGGGCAACCAAACGTAATTCCTCCTTCGTCGTTACCGGTGTAGAAAGAGTCGTTAAGATAGCAATTGCTTCATCCAATTCCTTCTCCAACTGCCGCTTCAAATCCATCACGGTCGGAATACCAGGAATCGGCGTATCAATATTCATCACCTGATCCAAAACCAACGGAGTGAGCGCGGTCGCAAACGTCGTCGCTGTCGTAGTACCATCACCCGCCTCCTCATCCTGACGCCGTGCAACCTCCTCAAAACAATCCGCCAACGAATCTTCACGCTCATCCTCAAACCGAATCTCCTTTAAAATCGAAACACCATCATTCGTTATCCCTTCACTCGTCAAATAATTACGGCCCCCCGGGCCTAACGTATTACCAATGCGCTGCCCAATCTGGGCTGCCACACGCTTAATCATCGGCCGTACCTGATCCTCCTCTCGTGCCGCACTACCGTCGGCGTAAACTTTTTTTATCATACGACAATCATACCATACATAGCACTTGCTATGCAACAGTGACGACGGGGAAAATTGCGAAAAAAATTCTGTTGTCTGCTATGCTTTTGCTATGCAGGTTTGGGACGACAGCTCGAAAAAAATGTACGGGGCGGAGCCCCCATCCCAGGACCCCGGGTGTGGTCCGGGGTCGCCCTTCGCATTCCTATCGCACAAAGCGGCGCTCCTTCTGCCGCACTGCCCGCACGCCCTCCTTCTTACGCTTCATCGCCGCCAGGAATACCTTCGTAGCTCGCTGCTCCTCTGTTAGTGGTCGCACAAGCTTAGGCAACGACTCAACACCATACCGTATCGCATCCATGCTGTGATCATACCCAGCCTCGGGTACGTTAAGTACCTTACCGTCCTTATCCACCTCCCACATGTAGTTACGATACTCCTTGATGATGTTGACACTACGCTTCGTGACTGAGCAGCGCTGGTCCTGTACCAAATCTATGCCACGCTTCACGCTATCCTTGCCCTTCGTGCAAGGAATGATAGCAATACCGTATTGCGCAATGTCATCAATACTCTTCGGTTCCGCCGCATCGGCCACGCACAGTACGTTCACCTCTTGGTTTTGTATCACCGCGGCGATTTGGCTATTCTGCATTCCTTTTTGGAACAGCACCTCATCGAATATCAAGCCATCACCGTGGCGATAAATCGCCACTATCGCCGTAGGATCGTTGGTGTAGCCAAAATCGATACCGAAGCGCTCCAATCGAGCGTCATGCGGTACCTCATCGATAATCGCCCAGTCTCGGTAGATCTTGCCTTCGAGCTCACCAAGCAATCCGAGTCCAAACACCTGCCACCAATCTTTTCGGTCCTTACGTTGCTCGATTGATTTCACAATACTCTCCTCGAGCGCTTCATTATCTTTGTAAGTCAAAATGATGTGGTCCACATCATCGCGCTTCCCGAGCACATCAGTATAAAACCAAAACTCGTTGGTCGGGTTCCAGTCCAGGTAAATTTCGTCCCGGGTACGCACCTCGAGCTGCTCAAAGGTTTCGAAGGCCATGTTGTTACACTCGTTCATGTAGAGCCTATCGCGGCGCGGTCCCCGCACCTTAGCTGGCTGGTCCGCTCCAAAGAATTCGATGATAGAACCGCTTTCGAACGTGTAGATACTGTCCGTCTTATTCCAGCGGTTGTCATCAAAGTAGTTATGCGACTGCATAATATTAAGAAAGTCTCGCATTGCTCCCTTGCGCAAGTGCGGCAAACTCTCGGATACTATCGAGGTAATCTTGGGAGTAGTATCAGTTTGTGAGCTGTGGATAAGCACCTGCAGAATTGAGATAGTTTTACTCGCACTGGTCCCGCCCTGCAGGGCGCGAATGCGCTTCTTAAGAGCGGCTGTTTTCTTCGTCGCGGTCGTTATCGTGAACTCCATGTGGTCGTAAATTATCGAGCAATGGCTTGACTTGACGAACTGTAATATCGTTCTCTACTTTGTCTCGCATGGTCGTTACGTTCTTCGCGGTGAAAATGAACGCACTGGCAGGAGAGGCCCCAACTAAGCCATTTTGTACGAGAAAGTCTCGTTGTAATTCCTTTGCTGAGTTATATGCCTTGGAAAACCGCTGTATTTCTCGCATCATGTCAACCTCCTTCGGCGACAAACCCTCATTTCGAGCCAGCTTTTGCTCCAACCTCGGATCCGCACCCCTATCAGCCCAATGCTGCAAAATCCAATAACTCACCTTAATATGCTTCGCAAACTGCATCAAAGTCGGAAATTTGTTCGGAACATGCTTAAATTTCTCTGCAGTTTTCTTCGGTTCACCTTGACTATTAAATTCAGTAACCGTCTCCATAATTTCCTTACGAGTCGGTTCAATATCAAAAAACTCCACAAGCTTCTCCGTAAATTCCTT